ATGGTGCAACTGAGAAACGCAATTCTCTGGCCATCTAACGTCAGGCTTGATTCATAAACCACAGCAGCACTGCCGACTGCGTAACGCAAACCTGCAACAGCCACCGATGATTCGTCGCTAATGCTGGCGCTTGCAACTGCGTACCGCAAACCAGCACAGCCAACCGATGATGCCGCAACAATAGCCGCAGACCCGTCAACAATTTTGTCGCCGGCAATAAATGCCGATGACGATGCCGCTATTGTTGCGACGCCAAAGCGCACCGCCTGACCAAATACCGTCTCAGTAGACGCCGATGAAATGGCAGCGTCACCAATACAAACGCGAGTCGCTGCAATTGATGCAGAACTCGCGCTTAATATTGCCGCCTCGCCGAGACTTACCCCGAAGGAGTAGTTGCCCCCGCCATAGTAGCCGGAGCCGTATGCCGCCATCTTAGGTCAGCGTAACGGTCAGGCTGGCTGCTGGGACTCGGAACACGTCGCCATCATTGATGGTTCGGGCTGTTGCTAGTGGCGCCCATGCCAGCATATTGCCGCCAGTCAATGCGTCAAAGATTGCCGCGTGCGTCAAAGTTCCCCAGTTGCCACCGCTTGCCGCCGCAAACTCAATGGCAGCAGAGTTGCTGGCAGCGGTAGTTGTGCCGGTGACCGTCATTGTGCCGGTGGCCTTGCGTGCGTAACCGCTGCCAGACACCTCGGTGCCGCCACCAGTGTCGCTAGGGGCTGCCGTGAAGAGACCAATATACCAAGCCGTTGGGCGAGTTACTGAGTCGGTTGTCAGTAAGTATGTGAGAACGAGGTTCTCTGTGTAGTCTGAAAAGGATGACATTTAGCGCACTCCAAATGGTTTAACTCGTGATTTTAAAACGCCACGGCTTGAGGTGGCGCCTTGGTCTGCTACTCGCAAAGCATCCAGACCAGCGGCGTACAGCGTAGTCCAAACATTGATGCGCTCATCATCCTTCAAGTACGGAGCCGACTGAATCAGTGCGCCGTACAGGTAGATGTCTGGCGCCGCAGTCAGCAGCCAATTGGTTGGCGCTGCATCCGATAGCCGTGGAACTTTAGCAAAGTAAGACAACTCTGCCGTGTATAGCGAGTCCGGCGCAGGATGAACGCGAAACTGATTACCCACCACACTGTAATAAAGTGGCCGACTCGGCGCCGTATTACTGGCCTCCAGATCATCCATTGCATCGTCAGTCGCAAATTCAAGTGGCTGCAAAGGTGATGTGCTGGTCAGTTTGAACGTGCGAGCCTGCAAGAAGTCGGAAGGAACAGCGCTGTACTTGGTGTCTACCGTGGCATCTGCCCTAGTAAGCATTTGCCGAACTCGCAAATTGCGCTCTGTCTGGGTCTCAGACAGCGCAATAAAGTTGGCAATCGCCGTTGACAAATCTGAACGATTCAGCCAATCAGCGACAGCAGATTTCAGTTCAGTGTATGTGGTGATTGCCATAGCTCAATCATACCTTTCCGGGCCGCGTGCGGAACACCCGATTATCTGGGTCATTAAGCCATTTCTTTAGCCGCTTGGCGTCTTGCAAGATGCCCTGCTTTTGCAAGTCATGGTAAATACTCATCGGGATGCTGCCAACCTTGTGCATTTCACCCTTCCAATTGGCTTTGGCGTCAACATTGTTGTACGTCGCCTTGTTGCTTTCAATAATGTCAGTGATGTCTTGCTTTGTCTCAATGGTAACGCTGCCATCAAGGTGTTCGTGCCAAAGCTGCGTAATGCCAGCCTCTTTGTTTTGAGAAAGAATTCTTGTGTCTATCATGTGAAAAAAAGGGGCTGAGTTATTAGCCCAGCCCCTTAGTGATTACCTCAGATTAAGAGGTGGTCAAGTCAAATGCACCGCCGTGGGCAACTTCAGTGTGAATGCGCAAAGCCCACTCGCACAGCAACAGCTTCTTCTCAGCGTCACCAGTCTTGGCCATGTCGACTGTCTGCATTGGGCGCAGGTAGTCGATCGATGCGTACTCGCCGTCAAGGATGAAGGCATCGCGCTCGCGCTGGAAACGCGAAGGAACGATCGACACATTGCCAAAGTCGCTGACATAGATGTCGGCCGCAGCGATGATGGTCGAAGGCTTGGCGCCGTCAACATTGAAACGCGAGGCAGCGATACCAGCGAAAGCCGAAACCTTGGCCTTGTTGACTGGGCCAACCAGCAGCATTTTTGGGGTGCCGCCTTCAGTCCAGACCTGCTGAATCACGTCCTTCAAGATCGCTTCAGTGAAGGCGCGCTGGGTGCCGTCATTGCGTGGATCTGTTGGGATGGTCGTGTACACCGGGTCAGTACCGTCGCCGGCCTTGTTGGTGTTGGTCTTCAGGAAAGCCTGCAAGGATGCAGTCGTACGGGCAGTCGTGGAATCACCAGCCACTGCGGCTTGGTTGTTCAGGCACGAAAACTCGATGTCACGCTTCATCTCAGAGCCTTTTTTGGCGATCTGGTATGCGATCTCAGACTTGCGGCCAGCCTTGTTCACTGTTTCTTCAGTGCCGGAGATGACAACCGACTTGCGGCTGATCTGGGCATAGTTTTGCAGACGAACAGTTGCAGCAACCGCGTCGTAAGAGGTCTCATCGCCCTCAAGCTGTGCATTGGCAGAAGCTGCTGCCAGTGCGTCGGTCTGCCAGTCGAACAGGGTGTTTGCAATCGAACCCTTGCCGATGTTGGAGACAAAAGGCGTCTCTTCAGGCGAGATGTTGTAAATCACATTGGAGAGGTCTTCACGGATACCCTTTGCAGAGTAGGTGAGGAACGTATTGGAAGCAATAGCCATGATAAATCCTTAAAAAGTCAAAGTAGTCGTTCAATGAGACTGGCCGCATCGCGGACATTCCCAGTTTTTGCGAGACGCTGTTGAGACTGCTTTACTATGCTCGACTGCGGTTGTTTAGAAATCATGCCGGGACGAGCCGTTGGCGTTGAATTCTTGACTGGCTTCAAGTCCTTGCGTTTCGCAATCATTGAGTCATATGCCGCCAGCTTGCGCAGCGCCAAAAAAACCCGATGATCCTTCACGTTGTTCAACTCTTGCTCAGACAAACCAATTACCTTACCTGCCAAGATCCAATCCTGCTTTGCTTTCGCGGCAGTCTTTGAGTCTTTCAGTTCCGGAGCTTGCGACAACAACAACTCTTTTTCTCGGGACAGTTGATCCGTTAAATAAGCGTTTTGCTCTTTCGCTTGCTCGGCTGACAAACGCTGTTGCTCAGACGCAATTGCCGCCATTCGCTCCGCGTTTGATCTCTGCAATTCCCGCTGCTTTACCCATTCGATTGGATCTTCGTTGTAGAGATAATCCATGTCGACTTGAGGAGTCGCCTGCGTTAACTGCTCTTGTAAGGCACCTAACAGTTGAGCGTATTGGGCACGCTCGTTTCGCACAGATTCAAACTCAGCCTGAGCTTGCTTTCGCTCTTGGGACAGTGCTTGCGTCTTGCGCGTGTAGTCTTCAGTACGGCTGTAGCCCTTTTGCAACTCGTCCAGTGACACCTCAACGTCCTTGCCGTCAATTTTGACGGTGAACTTAGATGGCTGTTCTTCTTGCTCGGTTTCTTCAGTCTCTTCCAACTCATCGTCTTCGGTTTCCATCTCTGCCGCGTCATCTTCAGCAGAAACTTCCTCCTCAACGGTTTCGGACTCATCGTCCATCAGCGCCTCTTGCTCCTGCTGGTCTCCGTCTCCGGACAGCATCGACTCGATGGCATTTGCGGCTTGGTCAGCCGTCATGGCTTGGGAAACACTGGCCGAGGCCGTGGTGTTATTGCTCATGTTGTTAATTCCTAGTTTATCAAGTATTCATCTTTTGCAGTTGTTTCTTGGCGATCTTTCCATCGTCAACAAATACTTGCAGCTTGGTTTTCAAATCTTCCAGCACCCGCAGGCTTATATAAACTTGCTCGCGCTTTGCAGACTCGTCAACTTTACTTGTTTTCCAGTTGTCTGTGTATTGCATTTCAAGTTCATAAAATGCAGCCATTAATGTATTGTCGCCAAGCAGTTGCTCGGCACGGTTGCCCAAATCTATTTTCTGTTTCATTGTGGTGGCATCCCTTGCTGTGACATTTGCATCTGCATTTGTTCTTGAGCGTTACGATCTCGCTCAATCTCAGCTTTAATTTGAACTTCATTAATTTGAGCGTTGTACTTCAACTCAAGCTCTCGTAATTTGACAAACTGCTCGCTGGCCAGCTTGTCACGCTCTCGGTCATCTTTTCGCATCATGTCCTCACGCTGCAATTGCAGGTCAGCAGCCTTCTTCTGGATGTCCGCCTCAATTGACTTAACCTGCACCTGAGCCAGCATTTCCTCTGGCGATGGCTTAGGCTGCGGCGTTGGTGGCTGGTAGTCCGCAGGGATGGCGTTGAAGAACTGACTGGAATCCTTAAAGCCGGACAACTCAACCATCTTGCGCAGCGTGTTTGCGTACTGGGCTGGAGTCACCAGCGGGTTTTGCGGCCCCATCAATTGCAGTGCTTGTTCCTGCTTGCCGGCAATCATGGCCAGCATTGACATTTTTTGCTCTGTGTCACCAGTGCCAAGGCCGACGTTAATCGACACGTCCATCGTGGCGTCCCATGCGCGGGGATCGACTTGCACCCATGTATTGCGCAGTCGAATCATTCGCGCCTTGTCTTGGTTGGCCACGGTCAACTGAAGGATCTGCTTAAACAGCTTCTTCATACCCTCGGCCAAGATGCGTGTGGTCAACTCCAGCCGGCTTTGGCTGGCGCTAATGGTGGCACTGACTGCTGCCTTGGTGCTTGACTGCAAGGCATCGGCATTCAAGCCCATAGAAGCACGGCTCATGCCCGTGCGATCTTCTTTGATGCCGTCCATGTATTCCAGCATGGGGAAGGCAGCCTGACCGACAAACGGAGTTGACAGCGCCTGCACCATACCCGGCGCACGCATCCGAATCACGGCGCCCGTCTCATTGTTCAGCACGTCATCCATGTTGACTTGCCCCTCAACCACTGCGGTGCGGGGATGGATTGACTGGGCCAAACTGTCGAGCGTGTTGCGCAGGATGTCCGACTTGATCTCCTGCAAATCCTTGGCGTAGTCGTAAACGCTGTTGGCCTCCAGTGGCGAGGTGTGTGGCTCCGGGTCAAACGGAAAGTCAGAAAATCCAACCATGTCGGCTGGCTCGTTACTTACGATGGTGTTGCCCTCGCCCATGCAGCAAATCTTGCGCAACTCTGGGATGCCGTCGCCGTCGTAGTCGATGCGCATAAAACCCTCAACGTACAGCACGCGCTGCATGAATGGGTTCATGCTTTCATTCATCGACCCGATGGTGGTGGTCGTTGGTCGGCGGCGCAGGTACTCCTCGTTGTTCTCAAAGTCTGCACTGGTGATGTACTCTGAGACCTCGTCCTCGTCGTAACCCATGCCAATCAATTCAGCCACTGTCGCCATCTTGCGGTGGCCAACAAACGCCGCCGTGTCAATTGAGCGTGCGTTACGGTCAATCAAAAACTCTTCTGGCGGCACGCCCTCAATGCAAACCCGGCCCTCAGTAATAACGCGCTTGACCTCAATGTCATACAGCTTTGGCACAGGCATCAGCGTGACGCCACCCGTCATCGGGTCGACCATCGGCTGCGGCTCGCCAAACTCAGGGTCATCGTACTCTTCAATAACCGTCACAAAGCTGTCAGGCTCCTGCTCAATCAACATCCGAGTGTTGTCATCCAATCCCGTGTACTTCTCCACGCGCACCGTGGTGGTCTTTGCCCACCAAGTCTTCACAATGCCGCACTTGCGCACCAGCGCGTCCTTGAAGGTGCCATACAGCACCGTAAAACCAGCGTTGTCTTGGTTCAAGATGTAGTTGGCGTAATCAGTCGCCTGCTCTGCGGCTGCAACGTCTTGCTCTGTGCGGGGAACGTACTCCACAGTCTTTTCGGAACTGAAGAACACCCGCATGATGCTAGGCAGCATGGAATTGACCGTGTCGCGCACCTCGGTGGCCACGACTTGGCTTTGACCCTCTTGCTCGTTACCAAACAAGTCTCCACGGTAGTACGCAGTGGCCTGCGCACGGTACGGACTCAAGTCGCTGTCAATGTAGCTGATGGCGTCAGTGATCTCGCTGGCCACGATTGATTGCATCTCAACCTCATCCATCGGTGGCGCATCACCCGACTCCTCTGCCGCCAATTTAGCCGTCTCGCGCTCAAGCGCTTCAGCTTTAGACATTGGTTTTAGCAAATCATCGTCTCGCGTCAAGATTTCCTTGACCGCTTTTTTTAAATCTTGTTTTTTCATTTTTTCTTCATTTGTTTTGCTTCGCTCAATGCGATAGCGATGGCTTGGTCGCGGCTCTTTACCTTTTTACCACTGCTTGATTTGAGCTTTTTATCCTTGTACTCGCCCATCACCTTGGCAATTTTCTCTGCTGCTTTTGTAAATTTCATAATTAAAACGCCGTGTTATAAATTAAAAGTAACTCAAACGAGCCGGAGATTGAAAAGTCAACCGCACCGGAACTACTTCTTGCTCGGTATTCCAAATCTGTCTTTTCAGTAAAAACTAGCGGGTAAGTGTAAATCTGAGAGTGCGTGCCATCAACGATGGTCAATCGCTCTTTTGATTGGAAAACTTGTCCAAATGGCCTGCCACTAACCTGCAATTTAACGATGCTTTTGTATTTCCACCGTAAGCCGTGCTGATATTGTTCTGAGTCATGTACGCCGTAAATCCGGCTGGAATTGTGTACACCAGCATCATTGTCTGGTTGTCGCCAAAACCATCGACCAGCGCGTACTTGTTGGCTGGAACACCTGCGGTTACTGTACCGCTACCCATGTAGATGATGCCGTCATTGTGGCCAATTGAACCGGCACTCAGAACAATCATGCGGAAAGTCCGCAAGTAACTCTTGGTGGTGCTAACAGCCGTCTGGCCGTTAAGCGTAATTAGCTCATCAATCTCATTGTAATCAGCATCTAACCCATAAACCCGAACAGTCCGAGCGCCAGTGCCGGCTGATGTATCGTTGGCGCTAGAGCTTGAAACGGTCATTATGGTGGCCGCTTCCGGATAACTGTAAATCCCACCTTGAGACCAGACGGTTTCCTCTGTGTTACCAATCGCGTCGTTGTACCCAAACTTGAACACAGCCTTGTGCCGGTCAATCTGATCCCGAGAAACCTGCAAATTAAATGGCTCGGTCGTGTCGTTCAGTGA